TCATCCTGGAGACCGAGCAGCTGAAGGAGCGCGCCGCCCACTGGGAGGCCGGAGCGAAGCAGAACTTCGACACGGGCCTGTACACGAGCCAGACGGTGCTCTATATCCGGGCGGCGGACTACGGCCCCAAGCCCAAGGTGGGCAAACACCTGGTGCTGGATAAGGAGACGAAGACGCGGACCTTCAGCATTCTGACCTGCGAGGATCAGGCGGGGGTCTACCGCATGACCATGGAGAGGACGCGGCAATGAAGCAGAGCACCATCACCTACAACAAGGACAACCTGACCATCACCATCGAGGGGATGGACGAGGTGGCCAAGGCTCTGGACGACCTGAAGAAGAAAACGCCAGCGGCGGCCAAGGTGGCCATTAACGCAACGGCCCGGGAGGCCCGGAAGCTGATGATCGCCCAGGCCAAGGCCCGGTACGCGGTGAACGCCAAGGGGGCGCAGCACCTGAAGGACCTGAAGACATCGGGCAAGAAGGGGCACAACGCCACGAACACCAACCTGGAGGCGGTGCTGTTCATCGCAAAGCCCAGGGCGGACCTGGCTTACTTCCAGCACCGGCCCACGCAGAGCTTTTCCGGGCGGGATGTGCTGCACAACGCACCGGAGTACGTGCAGGCCCGCATTCTCAAATCCTCGTCCATGCGGAAGCTGGGGGCGGAGGACATCGAGGTGCGGGGACGGTCCATCGGACCGGGCAGCAAGGGCTTTCTGGTGGAGTTCAGCAACGGACACGTGGGCATGGTACAGAGGCAGCTGGGGTCCAGCTCCAGCCACCGGACCACGGCCAAGGGACGGCCGCGCTGGACCAACCGCAGCGGACAGGTGGAGAAGCTGATCACCATGGGCGCGCCGTCGGCGGCGGGCATGCACAGCACGGTGTGGCCCATGGTGGCGGAGGACGTGGTGGACTACCTGCTGGAGCGGCTGGAGGAGCAGATCGAGAAGGTGACCGCCCGGGCCAAGGCGAGGAAGGGGTAAGACATGAAGGACTACCGAAGCGCGGTGGAAGCGGCCGGGATCGGCCGGACGCCGCAGCTGTGCCAGGACGCGCTGGTGGAAATGCTGGAGGAGCTGTTCCAGGGAAAGAAGTACACCGGCCAGGAGGGGCGCAAGCCCCTGAAGGTCTACAAGCAGGATTTGCCGGTGCCGGAGAGTAACGACGAGGACGTGGACACGGACGCGGCGGCGGCCCCGTACATCGTGGCGCGGATGTCCGGCGGCACGGTCAAGAACGACGACGGACCGCAGGAGGTGGAGTTCTCGCTGATCATCTGCGCCTATGACGAGGGAGTGGAGCGGGACGGCTACCAGGACGTGGCCAACATCAAGGAGGACATCGTCCAGAGGCTGTGCACGAGGCCGTATTTCGGCGGGTGCTTCACCGTGCTCAAGCCCATTGCATGGGCCATGCAGAACGACGACACCCACCCCTACTACTTCGGCGCGTGCAACCTCGTCTGCACGGCGCCGGCCATGACGCAGGACACAGAATTGGAGGAACTGTTATGAGCAGCAGAAGAACCGAGAAGGAAGCGGAGACCACGGCCCAGGCCGCGGAGGAGACCGCCCAGGCGGAGAAGACCGAAACACGGAAGCCCAGGGCGCGGGGGGCGCAGGCCTATTGCGGACCCACGGTGCGGGGCGTGGCCAAGCAGTACACGGTGTACGCCGGGGAGCTGCCGGAGGAGCTGTCGGCCTTTATCCAGAAGCACCCCGAGGCGGGGGCGCTGGTGGTGCCGGTGGAGCGGTTCGCGGAGACCCGGCGGAAGCTGGAGCAGGCTGGGACGGCGCAGGACATCCTGTACCGGAAGATCAAGTCCATTTCGTAAGGAGGAAGAGAACGTATGGCTTATAAACACGGCGTATATACCAGCGAGGTAGCCACCAGCCTGGTGGCACCCATCGAGGGCACGGCGGGCCTGATGGTGGTCGTGGGCACGGCCCCGGTGAACATGCTGGCGGACCCGGCGGGAGCGGTGAACAAGCCTCTGCTGGTACACAGCTACAAGGAAGCGGTGGAGGCGGTGGGCTATGTGCCCGACTTCGCCAAGTACACCCTGTGCGAGGCCATCAGCGCGGCCTTCAGCGTGGTGAGCGTGGCGCCCATGGTGCTGATCAACGTGCTGGACCCGGCCAAGCACACCACGGCCATTGAGGAAACGCCCATTCAGATCAACGACGGCGTGGCCGTGCTGGAGAAGGTGGGGGCGCTGCTGGACGAGCTGGTGGTGAAGGCGGACGGGACCACCGACCTGACGGCGGGCGAGGACTACACCACCAGCTGGAACGAGGATGGCACGCTGAACATCGTGGTGCTCCCGGACGGAAAGGGAGACGAGGCCACCAGCCTGACCGTGAGCGGGAGCCAGCTGGATCCAAGCAAGGTGAAGGCGTCCGACATCGTGGGCGGCGTGGACGTGTCCAGCGGGAAGGAGACCGGCCTGGAGGTGATCCGGCAGGTGTACCCCCTGCTGGGCATGACCCCGGGCATTCTGGTGGCGCCCCGGCACAGCATGGACGCCACGGTGGCGGCCGCCCTGCAGGCCAAGACCAAGGACATCAACAGCGTGTACAAGGCGGTGTGCGTGGTGGACATCAAGAGCGACACCGGCGGCGCGACACGGTACACCGACGTGAAGACCACCAAGGAGGCCCAGGCGGTGAGCGACCCAAACGCCTACGCGGTGTGGCTCTATGGCAAGGTGGGCGAGGTGGTTTACAGCGGCTCCATCCTGGCGGCGGCCCTGACGGCCTACACGGACGCGGTGAACGACGACACCCCCAACGTCAGCCCCAGCAACAAGACCATCGCCATCTCGGCGGCCTGTCTGCCGGACGGCACGGAGGTGGTGCTGGACCAGGAGCAGGCCAACGTGGTGAACAGCTACGGCGTGGCCACCTGGCTGAACATGAACGGCTTCCGCCTGTGGGGAAACAACACCGCAGCCTACCCGGGGAACACCGACCCCAAGGACCGGTGGTTCAGCGTGCGGCGCTTTTTGAACTGGGCGGCAAACAGCTTCATCCTCACCTACTTCCAGAAGGTGGACAGCCCGGCCAACAAGCGGCTGATCGAGGCCATCGTGGACAGCGAGAACGTGCGGGGCAACGGCTTTGTGGCCCGGGGTGTGTGCGCCCGGTATGAGATCACCTACAACGAGGACGAGAACACCACCACGGACCTGCTGGACGGAAAGATCACCTTCCACCAGTACATCACCCCGTTCACCCCGGCGGAGGACATCGAGGACATCATCGAGTTTGACCCCAACGCCCTGTCCGAGGCATTGAGCTAACAAGGGAGGGAACGAGATATGATTTCTAACAACTACATCCCGGAGAAGATCAACGACTACAACGCCTATGTGGACGGCACGAAGATGATCGGCGTGGCGGCCTCCGTGACGCTGCCGGAGATCAACATGAAGAGCAGCACCGTGTCCGGCGTGGGCGTGAGCGGCGAGATCAACAGCCCCACCATCGGCCAGTTCGAGAGCATGGAGCAGGAAATCCAGTTCAACACCCTGTACAGCTCCGCCATGGACATGCTATCTCCCCTGTCCACGGTGAACCTGACCTTCCGGGCGGCCCAGCAGGTGTATGACAAGACCGGAGGCTACAACTTCAAGGGTCTGCGGGTGGTGGAGATGGGCCGGGTGAAGAAATTCAACCCCGGCAAGATCGAGAAGGGCGAGGCCATGGAGGCCACCGTCACGCTGGAGCTGACCTACATCATGGTGGAGGTGGACGGCTCCGTGCTGCTGGAGGCGGACAAGCTCAACGGCGTCTACAAGGTCAACGGCGTGGACATGCTGGCGGGCGTGAACGAGCTGATCTGACCTGGCCCGAGAGGCACGGCCTGCCCGCAAAAAAGCGGGCGGGCCGTGCTTTTGCACAACATGCGGATCATTTGAACGACGGAAGGAGTTTTGCACCATGACAGACGAGATCAAGACCAGCAGCCCGGAGGAGACCGCCGGGAAAGAGGGCAAGGAGACCGTGGAGCGGATCGCGGTGAAGCTGGAGAAGCCCTATGTGTTCGAGAACACGGAGTACCAGGAGATCGACCTGACGGGGCTTGAAAAGCTGACCATCCAGGACGCCATCGACGCCCAGCGGCAGCTGTTCGGAGAGCAGGAGGTGGCGGCGGCGGTGCTTTGCGAGACCACCACGGCCTTTGCCCGGACCATGGCCACCAAGGCCACGGAGCTGCCGGTGGAGTTTTTCAAGCTCATGCCCCGGGGCGTGATGAAGCGGGTGGCGGCAGCAGTGCGGGGCTATCTGAACGTGGAGGCCGTCACGGAGCACCACGTGATGAAGCTGGAGAAGCCCAGGGACTACAAGGACAAGGTGTACCAGGAGATCGACCTGAACGCCATCGCGG